GGCCGCGATCAGATTGGAATACCTGGCCGCCTTGCGTTGGAATTCGCATAAGATGGGCTACTTGCAGTCCGCCCGTAAATTCATCCCAACATCCAGTCAAATACGGTGGTGCGCGAACCGGGGAGAGACCATGAAATCTTCAAAAAGACATACAAATTGTGCCTATAGCGGGGAAGTGAGGTGTGAACTGTACCGGGAGTTTGATGCGGACGCCTTAATAAAGCCGCATAGCCCGAGTGCAAACTATACGGTAGTCGATCTGCCAGGAGAAAATAGTCTTGGCCTGCCGACTTCCGTAGTGAATTTCGTTTCCTGAGTGATGCCAGTCTTACCGCCCGATTGGCAGGATCGCGAAGAGCAACACTTGATACGGCAGCGGGTACATACCGATCTGGTTGACTGGGCGATCTTGAACCACACACAGTGCGGTCAGGTTCCGGCAGCGCACCATCGGCTATTGCTCGAAGAACTCGACCAACTGAGCAGAGGGAAACTTGATCGACTAATGGTGCTTATGCCACCGGGCTCCGCGAAATCCACTTACGCATCGATTCTATTTCCGGCCTGGTGGTTCACCCAACACCCTGGTACATCGATCATCGCAGCTTCTCATACGGCTGGTCTGGCACAGCACTTTAGTCGCCGTCTTCGTGACACAATCAACACAAACAAGGAGATTTTAGGATATCGTGTACTCCGGGGAGTCGGGGGAGTGTCTAATTGGCGGACCTCAACGAATGGTGAATATTACGCGGTAGGGGTTCGTGGAGGGATTACCGGACGCCGGGCCGATCTCGTTATAATAGACGACCCTATAAAGTCCCAAGCGGAGGCTGAAAGCTCCAAATATCGCGACGGGATATGGTCTTGGTACCGTACTGAACTTACAACGCGCCTTAAGCCAGGAGCGCGTGTTGTTCTAATCATGACTCGGTGGCACGAAGAGGACCTCGGCGGTTTATTGGTAAGACACGATGGCAACAATTGGAAGGTTTTACGTCTGCCTTCGCTTGCCGAGGGGAATGACCCCCTAGGCCGGTTCGCTGGTGAAGCCATTTGGCCGACTTGGGAAAACATCAATCAAATTGAGAGAAAGAGGAGCTTAGTCGGTGAGCGAGTCTGGGCTGCTCTGTTTCAGCAAACTCCCCGACCGGCATCGGGCGGCTTGTTTCGGGTAGACAAGATTATTGTCTTTGACAACTGCGAGCAGACTCCATCCGACCGTATTGTCCGGGCATGGGATTTAGCAGCAACGACTGCAATGGCTGGGAACGATCCCGACTGGACCGTCGGTGTCAAGTTATCCTGCAATTCTCGCGGTCAATATATGATACTCGACGTCGTGCGAATAAGGGGAAGCCCCAGAGAAGTAGAAGACATCATCAATGCTACCGCACGGTCTGATGGGGAGGCAGTTTGGATCGGGTTGCCAGAGGACCCCGGCCAAGCGGGTAAGAGCCAAGTCGCGTATCTGAGTGGTCGTCTCGCCGGATACAAAATTGTAGCATTCCGCGAAACGGGATCAAAGTTTACCCGCGCGCTTCCAATTGCATCACAGATCGAAGGAAATAATGTGGGTATGCTAAGAGGAAATTGGAACGATGCGTTCGTCGATGAGCTTAAGGACTTTCCTCTCGGCCGCAAAGACGACCAGGTCGATGCACTTGTAAGAGGTTTCATGACTCTAACCCGATCTCCCAATCCGCTCCGCCAAACATCCATTCCATATTTAAGCCGCTAGCGGAACGCGTGCCGACAACTTCAATGCACGGATGCCGGAGAAGCCATGTTCGATACCATATGTGATCTGATCCCCCGCGACACAGACTATCCTGAACGCACCAGAACCCTTGACATCTTCAATCGGGTATTGACCGGCCGGATTTACGACGTACTGCCCTACCAATTTCACGACGAAAGAGGAGCGGCGGGAGAATACATCCCCTTGAGAAAGCGTCGACCTAACGTTCGGTATCCCTTGTGCAAGATAGTCGTCGAAGACGGCGTATCCCTTCTTTTCAGCGAGGGGCATTTCCCATCGATCGACTGTTCAAATCGTGATGCCCAAGATATCCTGTCCAAAATATGCAAAGAAGCAAAAATTAATCTCGTTATGATTGACGCCGCATTGCGCGGATCAGTGGGTTCTGTTGCAATATTGATGCGAATTCTCAAGGGCAGAGTTTTCCTTGACGTTAAAGACAGTTTGTACCTCGAACCGGTTTGGGACGTTGAATCTCCAGACGTTCTCTCCAGCGTCACCGAGCGGTATAAGGTGTCTGGTACAGTATTAATAGGAAACGGGTATGCTGTTGACGACACTAGCGCAGAATATTGGTTTTGTCGCCTCTGGGATAAAGAGTCAGAGGTGTGGTTCCGCCCAGTTGTGGTTGGTTCACCAGTTGAGCCAGTTGTCGATCAGTCCAGGACGGTGCATCATGGTCTTGGCTTTGTACCAATCATTTGGATCAAGAATCTCCCGGGAATGCCGGCATCATCATCAACGGTGGATGGTGCGTGCACTTTTCGTGCAGCAATAGAAGCTCAAATCGAGATCGACTACCAACTGAGCCAGGCGGGCAGAGGACTCAAGTACAGTAGCGATCCCACACTATTGCTAAAAGAACCGGCGATGATGAGCGGAGATCTTTTGAAGGGTGCAGGGAATGCCCTTGTTGTCGGCGAAAAGGGAGATGCTCGCCTCCTCGAAATCGGTGGAACAGCCTCAGCGGCTGTCCTTGATTACGTGAGAACACTGCGTGAATTTGCGCTGGAGGCCGTACACGGCAACAGGTCGAGTCCAGATCGTCTTACGACAGCGCAGTCAGGCAAGGCTCTTGAGCTGATGAACCAGGGTTTGCTTTGGCTTGCAGACAACCTCCGAATCTCATACGGCGAGGTCGGTCTCTTGAGTTTGATGCAGATGATCGTCACGGCATCACATATCTATCGGTTAAAAGTAATGGGAGACGAAGTTTTACCGATAGATCCAGGTGGCCCACTCTCTCTCAAATGGCCGACATGGTATCCGCCGTCGGCGGACGACCGTCAAAAAGACGCGCAGACCCTGGTCATCTTGACTAATAATGGCCTAATTAGCAAGGAGTCCGCTATCCACGCGATTTGCAAAGTCTATGACATAGACGTGTGTTCTGATGAGATAGCGCGAATTACAACTGGAATCTGATTATATGAGTACAATGTCAGACACTACTCACCTCTCGGAGACCTCTACCGGCGAAACTGAGGCGCTACAAAGCCGGGCTGATCGCCTAGAGCGCGAGGTTGATGAGATACGTCAGGTTGCTGACGCTAGAGTAATCAAATCGGAGTTGAAGGCCGAAGCCCTGCGAGCGGGTATGATCGACCTAGACGGCATTAAACTGATGGACATTTCGACCTTACAGCTAAGTGCCGATGGTTCCGTGGCCGAGGCGAGCCTGGCCATGGACAAATTCAAGAAGCAAAAACCATGGCTGTTCGCGGCTAGCTTCTCGTCCAATCCTGCCGTGCCGCCTCCCGTAGGTCCCGTTAGGCCGAAGCTTGCTACCGAAATGAATGATGTCGAATACAAGATAGCCCGCGCTGCAATTCTCAAACATCGCGGCTAGTGTTCCGACCGCTCCCTGAGATTTTTACCAATAGAATCTATGAAAAGGACCTACGACTGACATGGGAATACAAAATTTTCCTGCCGCCTTACAGCCCATTATTCAGCAGGGCTTCCTCGAACGCGAATTCGACCAGGCGCTCAGATCCAGACTTGGATACAGAGCTTGCGCGGACAGAGAACAGATAGCTGTGGGCATTGGCGAAACCCTCACGAAAACCCGTGCAGGGCTCAAGCCGACTGTAACAACACCGCTTGCACCAGCTACAAATACCAACTTCGATAATGGCCTCACGCCGACAACCTGGAGCGTTGAGCAATACACGATTTCTATTAACCTCTACGCTGCGACAACCGATCTAAACGTGGTTACGAGCAGGGTTGGAATTGCATCACAGTTTCTTCAAAATGCTTACGTGAATGGAGAGCAAGCTGCGCGTAGCCTCGACGAGATCGCTCGCAATGCGCTGTTTGGCTCATATTTGGGTGGCAACACGCGTGTCAGGGTCGGCCTAACGACGGCTGGGGCTTCGATCTCAGTTGACGATGTCCGCGGCTTCCAGTATGCATTTGCGAATGGAGTACAGCAGCCGGTAAGTTCGGCTAATCCACTTTCCGTCACTGTTGGTGCGAACATCTATACTGCTGTGAGTACGGTTGCCGACGCGGCAAATATCTCGACGGCTCCGAATGGAATCTCGGGGATTCTAACATTTTCGGGAAATATTATCGCAAGTGACGGCGCTGCGGGCAACACGGTAACGTCGGCAATTGCGTCGTCAATAGTTCGGCCGTCCCAGCGGTTGAATACGTCGCTGCTGCAGGTCGGTGATACTCTCACGATGTCTAATCTCCTTGATGCTGTCGCAAAGTTGCGCATTAATGCGGTTCCGGACATCGATGGTGCCTACAACTGTTACCTTGATCCCGTCTCCGCGAGGCAACTTTTCTCGGATCCCGACTTTAAACAACTATTTCAGGGTGCAACCTCGTCAAACCAGGTCTTTCGCTCTGGCATGACAAATGACTTTCTTGGGCTTCGCTTTGCTCCTACGACAGAGACGTTTGTGCAGGCTCATCCGACGCTAGCCGGTGTTATGATTCGACGGCCCATCATATGTGGCCAAGGAGCGTTGGTTGAAGGCGATTTTGCTGGAATGGCGGCCGAAGATGTCGCTCCGGCAGACTCTATCATTTCGGTCGTTAATGACGTTGCCATGGTGACCCGGGAACCGATTGACCGGCTACAGCAGATTATTGCCCAATCGTGGTATTGGATCGGCGGTTTCTGTGCGCCCTCCGATACCACCACTAACGCCTCGACGATCCCAACCGCCACTAACGCTGCATTCAAGCGGGCGGTCATCGTCGAGCATGTTGGTTAAGCGAAATTGCGAACAGGATTAATGGTATGGCTACCGGTACGACAAGTGGATTTCGGCCTACAGGAACTATTGGGTTAACAGCCGGAACCATCTCCACTAACGTGATGCTATTGGGTGGCGGCGAGACAGTCGTCGTCACGAATACAGCTACCACATTGGCTTATGTCCGATTTGGGACCGATCTTACGGTCGCGGCGTCGAACTCTGATATGCCGATTCTGCCTAACAGTCGTATTCTACTTTCAGTGAGTACACTTGTTAGCACGGCATCTGCCGTACTAACTAGTGGCAGCGGCATGGTTTTGTTCAGTCGAGGGGACGGGTCATTTCTGTAATCACTCTAACGGATGGGGAAAAGGCAGATGCGAGACGATTTTGCGGTTATCCGGTGTATGGAGCGCCTCCCTTCGGTTTCCAGACTTGGCGATATTACCAAGTTTATGGGCTGTTAGAATTTAGATTAAGCAATCTTTCTTTGCCGGAGTTAAATATAGCCAGGCGATATCTTTCTACTCTCAACGGCCTGGAGCAGGCGATCCCACGCGCAGGGGAGGGCTTGGACACCGACCAGGCATCTGTTTGGATAAGAAACAAGGATGAACCTCGCGATCGTGCGCTTTTGTTTGATGATTGGCGACGGCGTCTATGTGGATTTCTCGGAGTTCCTTTTGGCCCTGCACTGGCAACAAGCAACACCATATTGGTGGTTTAGCATGGATTTAGCGCACCTACAGGATCGCATAAGTTGGGGTCTTAACATTGCGTCGAGGAAAATTGGCGCAACTGCCGATGCCTATCGGCCGAGAGGGTCGCACGATCCTTTGGCGAAGTCGAACCGCTTCCTTCGACTAAATGTTGCATTCAGCCCAGTATCGGGAGGGTTCTCGCATTCGAACCGGTATGGAAATGCAATATGGGATGCGACGTTAGATTCTGCATACATTCAATTGGGTGACTACCTAGTAATATCGGATGCAATTTGGTTTATTGCGGATAAGCAGCCACTCCTTCCTGTTCTATGTGTTCGAGCCAACCGCACGGTCTCCTTCAGTCACCCGGCAAGTGCCGTGGCAACGGGCAGCTCCAGCTATGGTGGTGTAATAGGTTCTACGTCCATATTGTTGATGAACAATTGGCCAGCGAGTGTCCTAGGAGCTGGCGGCCAGGGTGCTCCCGAAGCTGCCTTGCCGAGTAATGGGACGGTTCCGTATTGGACTGTTCTCGTACCAGCGCCGGCACACGTGATCATATCACCGTCCGATATAATGTCCGACGA